TCCATAGAATTCTTTGATTATTCCTTTTGATTTTTCCTCACTACCATTGAGTATTTCAACCGTAATTTGTCGAGTTAAAAGTTCAAAAAGAAAACCCGTATTCTTAAATTTTGAATGTTTTATTTTTCTCATCTTATGTTTTTCCTATTATGATATAGTAAAATTTCCCTCTTATAAATATAAAATTATAAAAGTTAACCTAATTAATCTTCGTCTAGTATGTTGTTTTCGTCCAACATTCCTTTCATTTCATGTAAATACTTTCGTTTTGCCGCTATACCATTGATATATTTAATTGCTTTATCTTCTGATGTTCTTGAACGTTTTTTCGTTCTTTCTTTATCACCAAGTGGGTCTCTACCTAATGGATGTTTATCTTTTCCATATGTTCCACCTTCTCTTGGTCTACCACCTTTATCTTTTATTTCATTCTTGATATCTTCAAGTTGTTCTTCAATATCACTTGGTTCATCATCTTCCATTGCAGGGTCACTACCTTCATCTTCAATAGAACGGAATCTATATCTATCTTTTAAATCATCTAACATAGATACTCTTTGTTCATCTTGTTCACCACCACTTAGTTTGAATATATTTTCATATACCCAATCCTTAGATAACATATTTAATCCTTGAATATCTTGAGCTAATCTAATTTTCTCACTCCATAAGTTTACTTTTTCTTGTTCGTAAATTGTAGATGGATTAACTAATGATAATTCAAAATTAGTCATTTCAGAATCTGTAATTCCTTGTGCATATAAATGAACAATTGCAATTTTAGATAATTCTGAAACTACTGTTCTTTGTATTCTCTCTATTGTTCTTGCAAATCTAACATCTTCTGCTGCTAATGTTGCTTTACCATTTACATTTTCTTCATATCCTAAATATGCTCTAGGAACTTTTAATGCTGCAAATAATTTGTTTTTTAGATAATCAATATCATCGATGGTTGCATACTCTAATCCTGCAAGATTATCAATAGATGTTCCACTATCACCACCACGAACAGGAAGATAGAAATCTTCTGTTAGGTTTTGCATATTATACTTTAAGTTATAATCACCAGTATTTCTATCAATAAATGGAACTTTCTTCATTTTATTGATAATTCTTTGCATATAGTTATCTACTTCTGTTGGAGGAATGTTACCAATATCAATTTTGAAAACTCTCTTTTCAGGTGCTCTCATAATTCTATGGATTAACATTGCATCTTCCATTAAAGATAATTGTTTCCACAATCTTCTACCATTTTCAATCATTGATTTTCCGTATGGTAACCAGTTTGTATCTGCTAATAATCTAAAGTGAGCAACTTCAAAGTTTTCGTATTGTTCTTTTCCATTTGGGTCTTCAGTAATTTTAAACTTTACTGAGTTTGGATTCGATGGGTCTGTTCTTTCTAATCTTTCTGTGTTGTAAACTGAATGAGGTGTTACATTAACAATACCTTTACCTTCAGCGATTTCTAAACCTAAGAAGAAATCTCCATACTTACACATATTTCTTACCCAAGGCCATAAGTTGAATTCAACATTAAGAACATCATAAAATAAGTTATTTAAAATATCTTGTACTTGTTGATTATCAGAGTGAACCAATAAAGTATCACCAAATTCATTCTTTAGTGTTGATTCATCTGCATATATATCAAGAGCTGATGCTAATATTGGGTCATTATCCATAGCATCATAATCTCTAAAAACTTCTCTACGAACTTGTTGGTATGCCATTGATTGAGCACCACCTGCTTGTTCGAAAAAACTTTTTTGTAGTTTCGTGTACCTATCTCTTAAAGAGGATAGATTTGTTTGTTGTCTTTCATCGGTATCGAAAACTTTTCTCTTACCATCTTTATCGACAGTAACGACTGCCTGAGCTCTGAAGAGTTTAGTTAACCTACCAAAAAATGAAGTATCTGCCATGTTGTTCCTATTTTTAAATTATAACCTTTATTTTATTATTACCACTTTCTACAAGACCAGTATCTTGCTTTATGTCTTGGACCGGGTGAATCACAATTGTGTCTAGCTCTGAATGCTTTTCTTGCATCTGGATTATTCTTTCGAATAGACATTGTTTTTTCTCCTGATTTCTTTGCTGAACTACCACCATGTCCAAAATTAACTTTTACAACATTACCTTGAGGGTTTTTAACATATACTTTAAATTTTTTCACATCACCTTGCATTGGTTTTCCAAGTTTAACTTTTCTACCTTGATACTCAGCTTCGTTAATATCTGATTTGTATTCTTTCATGAACTTCGAAAATTCTTGTATATCATCATAGTTTTCTACTATGTACTCATTACAGTAGTTTTCGTTTTCATTTATTAAATCTATCATTGAAATCATAGTTATTTCTCCTTATATTATAAATATATAATTATTTAATTAACCAAGTTAAATCCTCATGGTTATCACCAACTCGCATTTTCCAAGGGTCATCATCCATTGAAGTATTACCACCAAAACCCATTCCACCAACATCTAATTGATGTGCACCGATTCCACCCAATGCTTGTTTTGTTAAATCAATTCCCTCTTGTCTTAATCTAAGTGCAGTATCTCTAACCCACAATCCGATTGATAATGACATTGTTAAATCATCATTATAACCTCGCATTGCTTCTGCTCTATTACCATTCCATATAAATGTAAACATTTCATCTATTGTTCTTTGTGAACGAATTGTTACAGATTTTTCTCTAACATATTGTTCTAACTTAGAAATGATTAAAGGTCTTGTTTTAGATGTTGTACTAAAACCAGCAGTTAAACCTCTATCTTGTGCTCTGTATTTATTTGATAATTGATTTTCAGTATCTACATACTTTAAATCTTTACTCATATAAAAAGTATTTTGATAACCCCTATCAATTACTTGTTGTAAAACTGCCCAACCAATATTTGCATTTTCAACTACAAGTAAGGCATTATTATATTCGGTTGCCAATGCAACTAAAAAGTTTCCAAAATCTTTTGTATCTAATTTACCTTTGTATTCTGCAACTTGAGAAGATTCTTCTATATCGATAACATGACACGCTGAGTAATCCGTTGAATCTCCACGAGCAACATCCGCTACAACCATATAAGATTTGGTATAGTTTGGATATTCCCACTTCCAAAGATTTCCATCGAACCCAGTCTTTTCCATTGGTTCTTGTACAAATGATTCTTTGTAAAACATTAAAAGTTGTGGGTCTATTACTGTATCACCAGAACTAACGAAATCACAATCACATTCTTGTGCTGCTCCCTTTACCCCAAGTAGTACCTCTTGTTCATCTCTCCAATCTTGATTTCTTTCAGGATGTACACTCCAATGTAGTCGTATTGGATTAAATGTATTTGTTTCATCTTCTGCTCCCACCCAAGTTTTGTGGAAAAAGTTTCCAACACCATTTGGAGTAGAAAGTATAATTGCATTACCACCCGTTGATAAGGTAGATTGTGATGATACCCATATATCTTCAATCTTATCAATAAATGCTGCCTCATCAAATACTAATAAGGATAATGCCTCAGAACGACCAGCATCTCCTGCTGCAGAAGTTGCTTTTATCTGAGAACCATTTGAGTATCTTAAGGATAGTTTGTTATCCTCTACCGTTGTTTGTTTTAACCACGATGGTAAATACTGATTCATCACACGAACCTTCGTTACAAGGTTCTTAGCAACTTCTTGTTTAGTTGCAATTACCAATACATTAAAATCTTGATTGAATAACATCTTCCAAAGTGAAAATCCCGCAGTTAAGGTTGAGATACCTGTTTGTCGAGATTTAAGAATGATGTTGTATCTGTGTTCTGCGAATTGGTCTAATGTTCTTTCTTGAAATTGATATAAATGAAAAGGTATCTTACCACGAACAGGATGTTGAATCATACAATACTTTTTCATAAAGTAGATTGGGTCTCCAGCACATTTCTGATACTCAAGTTTTATTATTTCTTTTAAAGATTGTTTAGCCATTCTATTTTTTTCCTAGTTTCCAATACATAGAACCACCAACGAATGGTTTATACTCACCAAGTTGATTTGATATACCAACATTTAAACCATAAATTTTCATTTTCTTAGTTTTAAACAAGATGTTACCACTAATATTGTTAAATCCATTTGTTTGGTCAATTCCTGCACCAAATCCATAATAGAATTCATTCTTTGGTAATTCTTTTACTATTGTAGTATTATAAACGGTTGGAATCTTAAAATACCAATCTATTTCTCTTGATTCAATTCTGTTTTGTGAAATGATATCAGTTAAAATACCGAATCCTAAATCTCCACTTGGTTTGTTACCCAATGAATCGGTAACTACATCAGGAAAATCATATGCTAAACTTAATGTATCCTTAACTGTTATTTTTGCAAAGTAATCTTTTATAATAGCAAGTGAATCTACATCTACTGGTATCTCTACTTCCTTAATTACTTCTTTTGTAATGTACTTTGGTACATACTTTGTTACCTTAACTTCTTTTTCTACATATATGGTATCAGTTTTTGATTCTAACAACTCATATTGTTCTCCATCTACATCTACAATGGTTTTATCACCAGTATCATCTCCACATCCTCGTAAAAATAAAATAATTCCAAATAAAAGAAGGATTAATATTTCTCTCCACCTTTTAATTAATAAACTAAATATAATGCTCATAGTTTTTCTCCTTTAATACATCAAACGCTAAATTACGTTTCGATTCAAGTTCAGTAATTTCACCTTCTCCGGTATTTATCATGTCTTGAATTTCTTTTTTAGTATCTTCAACTGAATTTGGTAAATCCCATCTTTCGGTACTACCATTTTCATTTACATACTCATAAAAAGGTCTAACATCTAACAAAGATTGTTTTAGTTCTTCTAATTTTGTTTTACCAAATACAATCATACGAGTCCATACCTTATAATTCTGATATTCTTCAAATACACCAGCAGTTCTTAAATCATGTTCTCTATCAACAGTACAATTTATACAAAATCCGTTATTTTGAATAAACTTTAAATCTTTTTCAGATTTAGATATTGTTTTACAATCAGAATTATTACATTTTGATTTTTCTGCTAAATATTTTCTAATTTCTTGTAACGCTTCGGAATTTTTACCCGTCTTTAAAACATATCCTTCTTTTTTCTCATATTTGTTATGTTCATCTTCCCAAACATCACCAACATTACGAGCTTCTTCCTTCTTGGTATAACCAACGGTAGTATTTTTATCATACTTTCCAGTTTCTACCATATCTACCAACTTTCTACGAGTTGGATGCATATACTTCTTCTTAAATTCTTTACCCATTATTATACATTAGGTTATATTGTTGTATATAAATATATAAAAATAGAGAAACCGAAATTTTTAGAAGAAAATACCGAGTATCTGATTTACGGATGCGAATGTACCTGTAAGTTTAAAAGTATTTCCTTTATATAAGAATACAATACCTTCATTTGGTACAATTTTCTTAGAACCACCAATAGATTGTAATCTACCAAGTTCCAATTTAAGTTTTTCTATCTTTTTTGGGTCACCTGATTTCCTAACATCTTTAATTGTCTTATCAATTCGTTTTTTCATATCACGAACTGCTGAATCAGCGTTAACTGTTAGTGCAGATGAGGTAAACTCTAACACTTCTGCACCCAAGCCTAAGAATATTTGTTCAAACTTCATTAAGTTCTTCTTACCAATCTTCTTTTGGTCTTCTTTATCTGTTTTTTTAGCCCACTCTAATGTTTTTTCATCACTAAAGTTCTTTTTATCTAATCTAAATCCTTTATCCATGAACGCCCATCTCTTAACTAACCCCATTTTGGTTTTGTTATCAAGTGATGTAGGTGAATTCTTATCAACCCATTGTGACCACCACCCTTGGTGATAATCAGCAACACCATCAGTATCCTTTAAACTAAATTCTTTTTGTAATTTAGATATCTGTGATGAGTATTTACTACGTTTCTTAGATAAATCTTGTGATTTTGGTAATTTTACAATAGGAGGTCCTTGAATAGTGTAATTATCTTGTACATCTTTGTTAACTTGTTTAATCATACCAGCTAATACTCTTGCTGATTCACCATTCTCTCCGATTGCAACACCATCCATGTTGAATTCCATAGTACCATGGAACACAAGTAACGCTTGACCATAAGGAATAACGTTTACTGATGTTGGGTATATCACTTCAAGGTTCATAAAACACGCACCTTGTTTAAATACCTTATCTCTTTGTTTATCCGATAACGATTTAATAGCATTTGAAAGGTCTTTCATTGCATAATTGTAAGCATCACTCAATCCACCTCTACCTTGGAACTTATCTGATACACCTTTGATATCTAAAGCATTCTCACCTCTGTTCTTTAGGTGTCCTTTGTTCCTCGCTGCTACTAACCTACCATCTCTCCATGAAATAGCTAATGCTTGACCATCTGTTTTCTCTCTTGTGAACTCAAGTGTACCTTCGAGTGCACGATTTACGATATCTTTAAGTTGTCCAAAGGTTAAATTGATATCAGTATCAAATGGATGAGACATATGTCCATACGCACCACCTTCTTGGAGTAAGTTAGATTCGTTTATGTTTTCTTTGATTAGTTGTTGTGGTGTTTTAGTGTTTGGTAAAAACATTTCAACTAACTTATTATCGATATCACTTATTATCTGTTCTATACTATCCATATTTTTACTTTCTTTATTTTCACCCAACCCACCTTTATCGTGTTTAGAGAATTTACCTAATTTATCAAATGCTCTGAATGATTTTAGTTTATCTTGCTTTGCAGGTCTCATATCAGATAGTTGTTTATATCTCATGTGGTTTTTAACAATGTAAAATACATTTGCAGCATTACCACCAACTGATTCTATAAACTTTTTATACTTCTTTACTAAAGAAGCAGATACTTTTTCATGTCCAAAGTGTGTGATGTGTCCTTTCTTTGGGTGAATACCCGCAGTTTCATCTTTTCCTATATCATGGAACATTGCTGCTATTGCAATATCAATATCATCTTCTTTGATTGAACGATTCACAACCATAATAGTATGTTTAAGAACATTACCCTCTGGATGTTTATCTACTCTTTGACCAAAGTTCTTTAGGTTGTAAACTCTCTTTTGTAAATCAGAAGGCATCTTTTTAAATAATGATTTGAAATCTTTTATTCCCAATTCCTTTAATCCTTCTTTAACTGGTTTTGCTTTTAGAAATGCTTGGTCTAAAATATCCTCATTCTTTTTTTCAAATTTTTCAACTTCCTTTGCTCTTAATGCTGGTAAGAATCTGAATTTAGCTCTTTTTCTAACTCTTCCTTTTTTTCTTACTACATTCTTATGAACTACTTGAGTTTGTGCAATAGATAAATCAGCTTTCTTAACACCAGGATATAATTCTTCCATGAACTCAGCATAAACTTGTCTATATGCCATCTTGTATGCAATCTTCTTGAGTTTAGAAAGAGGTTTTCTACGTTTCATTGTTCTTGCTCTTCTTCTAGCAATTTCTTTACTCTTTCCTGCCATTGCTGCTTTTCTTCTCAATCTATCAGCAGGTCTCATCTTACCTCGTTCATCTAACTCCTCAGATTCTATTGTGTATTTTGCATCTGATGATTTAAAATCATTTTTTCTCATTATGGTTTTAGCGATTAGTTTATTCGCTTGTTTCATAAATGGAATATTAAGGTTTGTTCTATTATCCTTTACTACAATTTGATTATATTGATTAAGAAATTTTACAAACTCTTTTTTCTTTTTTCCTAATCTTTTAAAGAATCCAATTAATTCGGCTTGTGATATTTCCTTTCCGTTTCTTGGGTCATTTAACCTATCGAAGAAATGTTTACCTGTAAGAACTGTATCTACTGGATTTAATTGTTTATCTGCAAACTTATCAATCTTTTGTAAATCAGACATTGGCATTTCATTTAAGAAATTTTCTCTTTCTTTATTTTTTATCCACAATCCAATTTCTGCACCTTTGATATCAGATGGTACATCATTTCCACCAACTG